CGTATATGTTGCTAAGCGTTGTCAAAGCATTCGGTCCCTCATAGTCAACGGCGGAATCCGTTCTACTTTTTGTGAATAGAGTCTGGGACCCATCAATAAACTCCAATCCCTCGAAGGCAGTGAATGCCTCGAGGTATGGGCCTATTGGTAAGAACCAGTCTACCACGAAAGAGAACGGGAGGATTTCCCATGCGAGGTTTATGGGATTGGTGAAACCTGTCTGCGCGGCAAATGCTCGAAGCGGAGAAGCTAATTTGAACCGTAGGATGAACTTGCACTTGGTCGTCGACTTTACTTTAGTAATAATCGATAGACCAGGTACAGAGGCTCCTCCATACTGGCTCAGCATAGACGACTTCGTCTCGAGCTCAGCTTTAGCAGACACAGCAACCCGTTGGACGAGGTCAGTGGCATGAGAATTGGCCATCGACTTAAGCGTTCCATAAATGTCTTGCAGAAGAGGCTTCCATCCGTATTGAAGCTCTAGCCAATTATCGGCTACAGACTTCGATGCAGAAGGTCGCCCCTTAGGCGTAACATTATTGGAATGTCGTCCATGCGTTAGTTCGCGCGCGGCTGAGGGGATGTCTCCCTTCTTCAGTGCCCGCATCGACCGATAGATACGATTGGCAGAATTCCCAATCAACCTAAAGGTCTGGTTCATTTGAGCAAGGTCTTGCGCGAGATTAGCTTCAATCCCGAGCTCGGCTTGATCAATGAGGCGGCGTAACGCATAGTTCCTAGCACTGGCAACATGACCAGGGATAGGGGGCTCAGTATATATCTCGGTAAAGAGGCGCACCCAACCGTTGTAGCCAGGTCCAACCTTTCGGCGGGACCCGTGCAGCAATTGGTTGACTGTTACCTCTTTTATAGTCACGCTGTGCGGGTTAACCGGCAGCTGGCCTTTCCGTAGTCGACCGAAATTCGGAGTTCTGGAGCCTGACCAGATTCGCTCAAAAGCGACCCTGGGGACTACAGTATCCGAAGGAACGGTATAAGTAAATGGCGGATCAGCACTTTGATCTTCAAGGATCCTTCTAAAAGGAACCGAGATCGTCTCTGGGCTGGGACGCAACGTACTTGACTTAGGAACCGAAATACGTGCTGCTCTGGGGGCTGAAAGACCCTTAGAGGCTCGACTCCGTGCTTTTCGCACTGGAGACGGGTATGCCGGATCATCTCTAGGAACAACCAAGACGGAATGGCCAGATGATGAGTCTGTCCGCCTACTTGGAAAATTCATAGGTATGGTCACCGTACGAGGAAACCCCCGACGGACCGACGTAAAAACTAGATACAAGCGAGCTCGTTTTTTAATGAGTGGCCAACGAGTTGTAAACTCCCGTTTCATCAAGGTATTAGCCTCGATGAGTCCGGAAGAATACTGTCGATGACCATCAACATCTAAAACAATCTCGCCGTATTCATAGTTCGTCAGTACGCCAAAAGGTTGACTCGCCTGCCCCGACAAAGCAGCATACTCTGGTTTGGAGCTGATATAAGGCGTTAGGGGCATTATCCCCACCATATGAGGGTAACCTCCCATATGGTTAACACCAAACCGGCTCCGCCGGTACCCAAGAACAGACCAAAGAGGAAAGGATGGCCAATGACAAAACTTTCAAGGAATCCCTCTGTTGAGGGTTCATCTAGGAAGACTGTCACTGGTTTCATTCAAGCCTCGATGGTTAGTTAATGGGTTGGGTTGCATTAAACAACCCAGAAGGGAAGCATCTAGGGGGGCCATCTTCAAGATGGCCCGGAACCTAGAGCCCTATTCGGGCGGCAAGTGCGCTAGGTCACGAAGAACCGTGATAGCGGAACTGAGCTCTTCGTTAGTCATGTCTTTGGCAGCCCTATGAAGCATATCGGAGGAAAGACCATGTTTTTTCATGGCCACCTTCATATACGCATCATATTGCGCCATTAACAGCTGACGATAGAACTGAGAACCGTTACCAGTAGGTTCAGGTGATTTAGCCATAATACCTCCTGATACAGGTTACTCCCTTCTAGAGACCACTCTTTTGAAGTTAGGCTATAAATTTCTCGCCTTCCTTCAAGGTGGCCCTAAGGACTCGACAGAACTCAGCCAATTCGGCTGTGTCATGACAAGACCTTAGATACGCT